ATTCAAGCGGAAATGTGGTTGAACATTCGGCAGGCAAAGTTCTAAACAAATATAGTATTACCGACAAAAAGAAAATTAGGATTGAATGTACAAGTACTCCCAATACAAATGATTTATGGCTGCAATTTGTATTTAAAAAAGATGGAATGGTAGTGGAGAAAGGTATTCCTTCTGTTTTTCCTACCCCTTATATTTTTGAATACGATAATAAAAATACGGCAACAGAATTGTATGTAGTCGGAAGTACAATGAAGGATATTAAAGTAGAAGCTGACGACGGGGAAGAATATAATTATGTTGATGTAATGAAGCAAAATATTGAGGATTATCTGATGCCGATAAATATAATTCTCGCTTGGGGGGACTCTTTGACATACGGTCAGGGAGGAAATGGTATTACATATCCTAAAGTTTTGCAAGAGCTGATAGATGAAAATAATGATATTACAGAACAATATAAAGTGATTAATTGTGGTGTCCAAGGTGATACAACTCCCGGAATATTGGCAAGACAAGGAGGACTTTCAGCGTTTCTAAAAAATGATGTTACTGTACCAGTAAGTGGAGGAGTAGAATGCAGTATTAGAACCATATCTATGGGAGAAAATGGTTCAGACTGGTTTAGCGTTTCATACAATGGAGATGATAGTTCGGTTATTAATCCAGTAATGATAAATGGAGAATTTTTCAATTTACGCACAGGACCAAAAATTGAGAAGATAAATAGCAATGGTGAAGCTGTCGAGATTAAAGCAGGTAGTAATATTCTTACTTATGGTGCTAGGTTATCAGGAGTCTCTTACATTAATATCTTTTACACAGGGCAAAACGACGGTAAGATTAGCGGATATTCTGAAAAAAGAATTGGTCATTTAAAACAATCCATGACATTTGCCAACAGTAAAAAGAATTTATTTATTTCAACAGCCATATCAAGAACGGAAAAGGGAGAAAATGAATATCAGGAAGCTTTTGGGAGCGCATATATTAATTTATATCATGAAATGAGTACAAGAGGGGTGGCAATTGCAATTAAATTAGGACTAATGAATGAAGGAACTCCGTCTACATCTTGGAATGTTGTAGACGCTGGTGCGATTAATAAAAATGGTCTCTTGAATGATAGTATACATTGGAATTCGATTGGCTATACAGTTGTTGCGCATATTGTTTTTGAAAGATTGTTATCTTTAGGCTGGCTCCCCAAAAAACAATCAAATATTGTAAAGTAACCCATCGACAACTATGATGTAAGGGCTGATCTTGGTGTAGGTCAGCCCTTATGATTAAAACCATTCCGCATCCGGATGTACTTCTACGGACAGATGGTTTATTATTCTGATGATTAATTCTCGTATCATAAGTATACATTTAAATTTTCTAAAAACTTACCCGGCTTACTCTATTATTAAATACTTTATACCTGATCTTACTAAAACATAAGCATTAGTAGGATATTCTGATTTAGCCAATAATCCATCTACTGCCTTACAGTAATCTCCATCTTTAGGGAGATAGTTCTCTGAAACAAGAATATTATTTATTTCATACATGATATTTTTGGCACAAATAACTATCCCGTCTGAGCTGTTGAACATAGCAACAGATTCAATTTTACCATTAGCCTTATCTCCATATAGATTCACCAAATTACCGGCTAATATCGAACTTTCAGTTTTATATGTCTGTGCAATATCCGTTATTTCATTAAAATACAGAGTTGGTTTGGGGAAATAAACAACACTATTCCCATAGCCGCTAATTTTCATCCTTACACCTGATTCCTTTAAGTTCCCATTAAATAAAGTTGAAAGCCCATAGAACTTATTACCTATAAACCTGTAATCTATAAAACTATTTGGGGATGGAATATTTTCTGACGGCAACACATTGGTTGCGTCATTATAAAAATAGCACCCTTTAAACAGGATAAAATGTCTTCCATATCCCATACTGCCAAAATGTCCCCTCAAGCATGGATTTATACAATTAGTAAAAATCAGGCTCATGTTAGATGCAATATCTATGCCTATTGGTTGGGAACCATACGGCCAGCTATCCGCAGCCTCTCCATTATTCTTTCCACTGTCGAATTCCACATTGTCAAACCATAATTTATTAGATTCGCTTTCTTTAATGCCATTAACATGCACGGTATATCTTACATTTTTTCCAAAAATATAAAAGTTGTGGAAACTGCAATTTCTAGTTTTTTTTATCAACAATGGATGTAAATTAGATACAGGAGTTGGAAAACCACTGTCAGGCATATCACATACTATTTTTGTAGCCCTATTACCAACGCCGAACAAATGAATATTTTGTCTATCAACCATTTCGATATAACAGACATAATCTTCCTGTGATTCTCCCGATAACGGGTCTTCCGTTGCAAAATGATTAAATGATGATGTCCTGAACTCCCCTACAGCAAAAATATACCATTGTTTATCTGTATCTTTTGGTATGGAATTTATTGCCCTCTGAATGGAATTTACATTGGCCTTGTATCCTACAAATATATTAACCCCGTCCTCAATAGCTTGAAATTGATTCGCCGTTTCCTGATCGGCATAACAATAGATAATATTATTTTTATAAACAATTCCATCAAGTCTATCTGTTATCTCCTTTATACTATCTTCGAATCCGGGCAATGATTCAGGTGGAATCTGAATATCAGAACTTAATTTTTTTCCTCCCCCCTCTATTCTTTTGACACTCGGAGTGCCTTCCAAATCATAGGCATTGCTTAATGTCCAAAGTATATAATTGAATGAGCCATCACAATAAATTTCATAATTTTTTGTTTCTGGTGAAGCTTCATTGATTAAGACTTCTGTTATTTCTCTTTCTACCGTTTTGGCAATTCTAAACACTGTTTGATTACTGACACTTGATGAATCCAGTTTATACCTCAATCCTTTTGATACAGGTATTCTTACAGACCAGTATCTTGCAGCGGTGCCCAGTGTGCCTCCAGCTGATATATAATCCTTAGACAGATAAGTGCTATTGTAGATTTCTTCTTCTATTCCACTTTCAGTTACAACAATCTTGGACACCTCTTCCTTTAAGTTTGTAAAGGATTCGTTTACTTCAGTAATCTTATCATTTAGTTTTTCAATTGATGGATCTAATATTACGAATTCAACAGATTCAGATTTTGTTAATGTAAAGTAAGCGGTAATGGCAGATTCCGGTGCTTCAATTACTGATTTTTCCCCAACAAATGTTTGGGATGCTTTTAACAGGATTCTATTAGATTTGTCAACAAAAACATAAGCCCTAGCTTGTACAGAAACGCACTTTCCAGTAATCAGAAATCGATCTCCAGCTTTGCAATCTAATTTTGTCGCTATAAATGTCGCATTGTTTGTAATTTTATCTATATTTGATGATATCTCTCCTTGGTTACCATATACAATATAGGCCGTACTTTGATCAAAACTATCAATGATATTCCCCCCTTTTTTTTGAGAAATAATATCCAATCTTATTTCAGATATTTCCGTAGTCAAGCTCTTACGCGTCTTTGGATTGACCACCGCATCATAGATAGTAGCCGGGTAAATGGTTTGTCCGCCCTTCGTCAGTTTATGCATTTTTACCATAATATCTCCTGTTTTAGCCTAAGTTCCGCCGGAACTTGGGCCGTTGTTATTTTATGTAATTATTTATTAATCTTAAAATCACTCAGCACATCATCATACTCCTTATCTGACAGAGATACGCTCTGCACCGCATTGTATGCGGCATAATCCGGATAGGGCATGATCTCCGCTGTGCTCTCATCCGTCTTGCCGGAAACGAGGATAACACCTGTAATCTCCACCGATACAAGATTGCAGATACCTTCGGCAAAATCAGCATCAGAAAGATAGTATTCGCGTTTGACCGACAGAGTGCCGGGACGAAGTCCATGCCTGTCAAAAATGACCAACAGACTACCATCATCAAGCCTACGGCAGTTCTTGTACCCGTGCCCGTCAAACTCCGCAACAACACATCCCGACAGGACTGTACGGTAAGTGAACCGGAAGGGAGTATTCACATCCCCATTCAAGTTCTTCTCTATGATCTTAAAATCGGACTGATAATTAATTCTCATAATACACTATAATATTGATGTTACATCATCTATCTCCTCGGCTGTCAAGATGCCGGAAAGGTCAACACTTCCACCGCCTCCGGTTGTTCCTGTAGGACTCCATTTCCCCTTTATCTTGCAATCATATATAGGACCGGGTATGGTATCCCCCACGACAGCCCAGTCGCCCACAACAGGAGATGGGACAGCAGCATGCAATGCTTCTTCCGTAGAAAACAATCCCTTGTTGCGGACACTGTTCTGCTTGACCTTATCAATCTCGGTAGAAGTCTTACTAAAATTGTAGTTAAGCCGATCTGCCGCCTCACTCCAAGTACCTGTTTTATTTATCGAATTAAGTTCCATATCACTTCATTTTATTTGGGCAATTGGTTTTGATCCCATACAATCTCAGAACCTTTAACCATAATTATGCGTCCTCCCATTATCTGGGTCTGATATATATAACCGTCACTTCCTTTTTGCTCGACAACCATACTGTCCGGGCGAAAATACAAAACATCATTACTATTCGGGTCAAACATAGAAACCATGGGAATCAACCCTTTCAGTCCGTATATGCATGATATATCTATCAGGGAGGCGTTCGTATTATCACGCATCTCTATTGAGGGGATTCCATATTCATTTTCCGGCTCAATGCTTATTGTATAGCCATTTGAAGACTTGACTTTTACTTTTCCAACAAATTCAGGATTTCCATCTGCATCCCATTTGATGTTCCCATTGGCAAGCTGCCCGGAACCATCCTCATTCAACAGTATCTTGCCATTGGCTATTTCAACTTTTCCCCGGAAATATCCGCCCAAAGCATAGATATATCCACGAAAAAAAGCATTACCGCCATGAGTAGCGACAAAGTTCGCCATATTCGCCCATTCTTCATCCGTAGGCTGGTAATTAGGATCATTACGAAACCTCATTACGGTTAATATAGCCTGTTGAAGCGTGCCACCTGCCCAGAATGCCACATCGTCATCGTCATTGTATATGCCGCTTACTCCGGCAGTGACCTTCTGTAACTTGCCATCCTTGTAGTTACCTAACTGAATCATATTGGCCAATATCAAACCGCCAAGGATATCCACAGATCCATCCTTAATCGCGCTGGCGATATAATTGATTGACTGAAAACCGGCTGTTGCCTTGTCGTTATCCAAAATGGACGGTTTCCAGTCTGTGGCGATGGTTCCACGCTCTAATTGAAGGTCACAAACGGTTGCGGTACCACTAATAAGAAATATACCACTGCCATTGAAGGTGATCTTATGGGTATATCTCTGATAAGAGGACGTAAGAGGCTGAGTTGTGCTGAAATCACCACATGAAACAGACACAGACGTACCCTTTGCTTTATAGCTGATAACATAACTTTCTCCTTTAATTAATGATACAGACTGAGACAAACTACCGATTGCGGCAGAGTATCCGGAGCCGGCAGCACTGTCCGAGGATACGGTAGCCACACCCGTCCAATGCTTGAGTTGCTTGCTGTATAGCTCGGTGGCCGCTGATAACTCGGTAGTTGCAGACAGTTCCTCCGTTTCGTAATCTCCAGTAAACCCGGAATTGCGCAACAGATTGACACTTCCGACAGCCGCATTGTCTATCGCATCCTGAGCCTTTTGGGCCAGATCGGCAGCCGCCTGTATCTCATCCGGAAGACCTTCCATATTACGCCATCCAGTGGAACCTTGTTCGATATGAAACATACCCTTGATATCAACACCTTTATCCTGAGTATATTCCATGTAAGTGGTCCGATCCTTGTCACCAATGTATGCATTTCCGTACACCTTCATCCGGGCTTTGCCGGTAGATTTGTCAAAATCAAAAGAAATGACATCTTTCCCAGTCAAGGTAAAATCATTAATACCCTGATACATGATGATGGACGGAGAAACTTCGTTCACCGAAGAGAGAATTATCGCCGCCTGTCGGGTCATATCGGTCTTATGACCTAACCCCACGATATCATCACCTGCCACCGGAACATCGTTCTCGACATTAGGATCACATACGGTCTTGGACAAGTCTATATAGTTCTCACCCACTGCTGTGACCAACCGCCAGTAATAGCGGTTGCCGACATGATGAGAAACGCCTGTCTTGATATTGCACTCCTGGGCTATGGCAAGAGATCCCGGAGTAAACTGGTTCTCTATCTCAATTCCGTCTTCCTCTTCCTTGAAATAACAACGGTAAACAGCATCCAACTCATCTACACGGTTGCATTTCATACCTGCATGGGAAATCACCTGCTCGCCACCCACATACGTTTTCTTCTTGACCTCAAGTTCATCAAAAACGGCTTTGACCTTGACATACAGATAATCGACAACAGCCTGTGACATACCGTTCTCAAGCACAGTAATTCCACTACCGTTTTTACCAATCAAAAGACCTTTCAAAAACGTGATCAGCTCATTGGCAGTGTCTTCTTTATCTTTGCGTAAAAAGTATTTGGTGAGCTTTTCTATATCAGAATTATCCATGTTTTCTAGAATCCCGATAAATATGCGCCCAATTCTTTCAGCTGTATTCTCTCCTTCTGTAGATGCATTTCTTACTTGAAGAGCCAGTTTCTTTAATATGTCAACAGAATCGCTCATTCTCCTATTACACGAAAAACAGTTCTATTAGATTTTAATTTCCCTTCACCGTTATAAAGTGGCATACCGCATTCTTTTAGGTAAAGCACGCATTCTTTCAGGTAGCGGTCAGCTATACTACATGCATCGCTATACACCATCATCTTTTCCTTGAATACTGTATGACTGCTATATTCACCTTCCTTGTTCACGAAGCCGAAACGGGATACATTTCCATCTCCATTTTTGACAATACAGGCATAGGTATAATAAGCCAAAGCTACGCGAAGTCCAGTGATGATTATCTTCTTTTTACATTTAGTTTCATAAGTACCTCCGTCAAGCAGTAGCTGGTATTTTTCAGGATTTTTTTTCACGTCAAGGAACAGTTCGTCTCCCAACGCTGATTTGATGTAGATATTCTCCGACTCACGGATGTAGGTTTCTATCTTGTCAGGATCGAGATGTACAGACATTCCGCGAGACAAAGCCGATACCTCATCTGTTGTTATTAGATACTGCTGCATTTCGTACATACTTTAATGGTTCCACACTATAATCATTAGAGGGGTTAACTACTTCATACCAATAGCTGAATATACGGCTAAAGGTACGCTCTATTAAGCGTTGTTGCTTGCTTACGATAGAATTGTAATACTCGAAAGCATCTTCCAAAATATCGCCTGAGAATCCGACTTTACCAATACGGATGCAATACCATGGCTCTTGGCCATAAGCTGAATAAATACGTTCAACCACACTTGCGTCAGTAACGGTAAATTCTTTGTCGTAATTTTGTGAGTTCAGATTTATTATTTCAGGTTTTTCCTCATCGCTTTCTAAAGTAACTTCCATAATCTTTCCTGCATTCGTATCACCTTGCAACTGGATGAGTGTATTTGAGAAACTGTCGTCATCGTCTGTATCTTTCACTTCGTTGCCTTCTTCGTCAAAGGTTATGTTCGATCCCTTTTTGGTGAATACCATAGCGCCAGGGAAGAAATTATTTCGTACATTTCTGTACTTGACATTGGACAGCCCTTCATCGGTACTCATTTCTGTAGCCACCCGGTCACCTTTCCCGACAGGATAAGTATTTTTCCCGGCCATTGACACCCATAGGATTTGACCTTTGTAGTATTCAATGCCTCCGGCTGCTTCTATTTGAGCCAGTATAACATCTTTTTGAGGGTTAAAAACATCTATATAGTCGATGTTTTCTTTCTTGACCTGCAGAGCTTTCCCTTTACGTGTCTTCTTTCCGCTCCAGTCTGGATGTACTGCTATTTTTGCCACATAACCGTTTTCATCTTCTTCTGTCAGACGGCAATTTTCAAATGGTACGTGCTGCATCTCCACTATCTCACAGAAAACATTGTAGTTAACATGGATTGCTATTCCATTGAGTTCGGACATGTCTTTACATAGTAACATGTGCACATCATCCAATGTGTCACCTTTTCGATTGACTACATATTTGGAAAAAGCAACCTCACGGAATCCGTTTCCTTCAATGAAGTCAGCGAAACGGTCTGAGCATTCAGATGCAGTAGAGCTTGCAGCAATGATATTCTTTAATGTCTGCGGATATAGGTTGTCCTGTCCGTAGGCTTGAATTCCTAGATTTTGTAAATAGCTTGTATCAATGCGGTTACTGCTTTTCTTTTTTAGATCTCTTACTCTCATATTCGCGAGGTTTACGTTCGTCCTTTATTTCTTTTATTCAACTTTATCTTCGCCTTCTCCATTCATTGCGTTCACAATTTCAATGGCCTTGCTTAGATGCAGATTCAGAACTTTTTTACTGATTTTCTTGCCGTTGATTTGGAAATCTTTCAACGTGTCAGCCACGGATTCTTCAGAAACTCCGTCTTGTAATGATTCTACCATTGAATCAAGCAGGCTTTGATTGTATCCACATTTGTTAACACGTTCTTTCCAGTCCGTAGGTACATGGGCGAAATAAATTTCACCTTTCGGATTTTTGGCAAGGTACTTTTCAGCAACTTCATCAGTGAGGTTGTCATTAGTGTACATTTTATTGCTTCCGAACTCCGGTTGAAGCAGGACACCATTCTTTAATATATAATTACATTTTTCTTTCATACGGTTATTCTTTTTGATGTAAACAGTCATTTCGATTACAGCATCGCGATAGCAGTCGTTACACGATGTCTTGGTGAATTCTTTTCCTAATACTTCCTTGTACAATCTTTCTATCTCCGATTTATCAGAAGAGGAGTAGGAGGGAAGTTCTCCTAGCTCCTTTAATTTATCAACCACTTCTTCTAACTCCATAATCATTCAGTTGGTTTTGTCAGTGTTTCAACAAGCGTTTTTGTCGCATCGTAAGATGTTTTGTACAAGAATAATGCTGATTTGGGAACCTTGGTTTCTTGCAAAGAGATATTCCATCCCCCTTCCGTTTCTTCGGAATACTTGTCATTGCCGATCTCTGCGGCTTTCAAACCTTGGTAGTAACCGTAAACCTGGAAAGCTGAATCTCCCGGATTTTCGGTTTTATTTAACCCTTTGGCTTTATTTTCCAATACAACGACAAAATCACCGTTAGCAAGCCCGTCAATAATGTCATTGCATACATCGGGGTCATTTGCTAATACAACCATGTTCACTATGTTAGTAAACGTGTTACGATAGGTTCCTGTTGCCAAGGTTGTATTGGTACCAGTAAAGGGGGTTGCACCGAATACCTGTACCTTGTAACCTTTTTTACCTGTTTTCAGTGCAAGAGTTTCGATCACATTCTTACGGGTTGCGTTGAATGTAACCGCACCGAAATCCACGTCTGCGCGATTCATTATCACACCTTCCTGTTCCAGCCCGGGAACGATAGGATCATCGCACGATGGTGCGATGTCCTTTTTGATTGTTATATCACATATTGCCATATTTGCTCTTTTTCGTTAGTATGCTACCTGTACCAACTCATCTTCGCCAATCATGGAGCCTAATTTTCCTGTTGAATAAATGTAGTTCTTGCGGGCTTTCTTATCAAACCAGATATCCAAGTCCGACATCGGTTCGGTGCCCTCACATCCATACATCAAGTTCTCAGGAGAACATAAAACAGCACGATGCGGTAAGTTAAGTTTGGTTTTGTTGTTCTGATAGGCTTGAATAAATCTATCCCAAATGGAACATTTAACGATGGTTGTTCCATCGTATTTGCTGACCTCTACACCGTCAAATACAACTTCCCAGGGCATGATTACCTTGTACTTTTCTTTCATATCGTGAGTCAGAGCATCGCACATTGACTTGGTGGCGAAAATTGCGCATCCGTCTTTTTGGAAAATCCGGCTGTCGGCATCTTGCAACATCGCATCGAATATTGATGTGGCAATGCCTGTTTCTTTCATCTTTGATTTTTGTAATGCATATGATTCTCCTGCGTTGGCTGCAATTTCAGTGTGCTGTTCGGCATTGTTGGTACAGATGGCAAACAGACGTTTGAAAAAACCGTCACATGTTTTAAATAGTTCGATGTTTACTCCGTCAGTGATTTGACCACCTCCAGTGACAGACGCTGCTGATTTATCTCCAAACCATGTAAAACGCCACATCATTTTCATCATAGCTTCAGACAGCTTCGGCAGTACAATACCGTCCATATATTCGGTCGATGTCAGGTCTCCTATATTTGTTCCCGTTTTAAGGCAGTACTTGGCAATGGTGTTTTCCAAGTCTGTATAGCACATTTCCAAAGGAATTTGCCAATCCCCGATTTCCCATTCCTTTTGGGCGGCAGCGATAGCCACTTTTTTATATTCAGGGTCGCATCCGGAGCCGGCTACTCCGATATCTTCCATTTCACCGATAAAACCTGCTTTTTTACCGTTAGTCACATTGGGCATAAACGTCATAAAACGCTCCATGTCCTCGTTTTGAAAGACTGTTAACTGAATAAGGTCTTTCAAGTCTTTTACAGCCTGATTATCAGGTGTAAGTTTGTCAAAATCTAAAATAGGCATTTCCCCTCCTTTTATTACTTGTTGTTTCTTTTTTCTCTTTCTTCACGAAGTTTTCTCTGAATAGGCGTTTCATTTTCTTCTACTCCTTTTATACCCTTGTTGAACGTTTGGGTACGAGCTGACACTTTATAAGTACTACAATGTTTTGCCAGCCAGTTTTCGCCCCCGGCCATACGGACTGCGTTCAGAATCTTGTTGTCCTCAATGGTACGGGCATTCGTCTTTAGAGAAGCATTCTCAGTTTCCAACTCTTCTATACGGGCTTTTAAAGCTTTCACTTCATCCTCTTCCAATTCATCAGGATCTTTAATTTCTGTAATAACGCCATCTGTCACAATGATAGTCTTTCCGTCAGGCATGACATGTTCGCCATCGGGACTTGCTGTATCTCCTACTTGGGGTTCACCTTCATCTCTTTCCACGGTAAGCGTGTTACCTTCGGCATTTGTCAATTCCATAGATACGACCTGTACGTCTTCAATTTTTTGATAGCCGCATTTGGCCAGCAGCCTGTCTATGATAGTCTGCTTCACTGTTACTTCTTTTTCTTTGTTCATTTTTTTGTTATTAAATGTGTAAGTTCTCCCTTTGGCAGTTGTAGGCATAAGAACGGTCGTGATAAAACCTAATTGTTTGGCTGTTTCACCACCAAACCAACCGGCTTTATTCATTTGGGCTTCGATAACTGAGGCTTCCGATCCTGTGCGTTCTACATACAAAGCTAGCATCTTGTTTTTTTCACTCTCCAAGTTTGATTTTATTGATTCTAGGGTTTCAAGATCAAGGTCTCCATCGTATGAAGCCATATAAGGCTTGTGAATAAGAAACTTTGCATGTGGATAAGCAAAACGTCTTTCTTTTGCAGCGGCCAATAATATCACGGTTGCCATGGATGCACATCGTCCTACTGCAGTACAGCTGATTTGCTTTCCTGAAGCACGTAAGGCGTCATAAATGGCATACCCTTCAACGGCATCACCACCGCATGAATGTATCTCAATATCAATAACGTGGTCATTCGGATCTATCCAAGATAGGAAATTTTGAATATCGGGAAAAGACAATCCCTCTTCACCAGTTAGATACCAATTTTCCATTTTGTCTTTATCCGCAACAATATCTTTGTTGATGTATAATTTCGCCATATATAATCTATTTTGAAGCAAAGGTAAAAAACGGTATATGGCTATAAGAATTTCAGAACATAATAGCACTGACACGCTTTGTCAGTAAAAAAATAGGGGGAAGATTATTCTTCCCCTTATTGAATTGAAACGTCAACGGACAACCTGTCAATGACTCTATAGATGGTCCTTTCTGAAATGCTGTATTCATCTGCCAGGTACTGCATGATATATGCCTTTTTATGACCTTCAGCCGTAAGACGGGTGTAGTCTTTATACATTTCTAGGTATTTAATATCTGATGCATCTAATGACATTTCAGACATTATCCTAAGAGTGTTCCTGTTTATATATAATAGTTCGTATGCTTTCATAAACTACCGCTTTCTTCTATGTATTTAATTCTATTCGCAACTGAAGTAAACTCTTCTACAGAAACGACAGGGGCAGGAGCCATCATCATTCCTTTGGCGACTGCTCTGGCCAGCATATCTTCGCCTAAAGTTTGATTATTCGTTGCTGTTACATTAATAGGTACACCTCCACCCATCATATTGAAGGATGATAGGATAGGGGCGAACATGGACGTAGCTTTGGCAGTTATAACGGATTCTCCATTCGACAATTGTGCCGGAATACTGTCGCTCGTTCCTGTCCCCGGTCCTGTAACCAAACCACCTTCTGCAAATTTAGCACTTTTTACTATCTTAACAGCATTTGCAATGTTAGAAAGGATTGTTGCAATACCTGATGCCATTGTAGCTATACCAAGAATACCTTTCCCTGATTCAGCGGATACCATTTTTGCGATCGCCTTACCTGAATTGATGGCGATCTCTGCCAAAGCCAACATTTTGCTTGCCATAGCAAATCCTCTGTCAGACTCCCCAATTTGTTCTGTGAGAGCTACAAGGCCATTTGTCACCTGTTCCATTGCTTCATATTTAGCTTGTTCTATTTCAATCTCCTTATCGCTCAGTTCTTTTTTGGATTCCAGATAAGCATTCTGTGCTTCCAGCTTGCGAAGATTGAATGCTTCTATACTTTCACCTTCCATTTGCTGCAGGCTATCGAGCTCGGCTTTCTTTTGTTCCATCCTTATACGAAGAATTTCCTCTTCGTTATCATATGCTTGTGCGATTTCCGTTTCAAAGCGTATGCGCATGGCTTCCTTTTGCTTGTTGATAATATTCTGCTCATGAGCTGTTGCCAGTTCGTCTATCTTGGTATTGTACTTTGCTTTAATGGCCAGTTTCATTTCTTCGGTCTGTTCTGTGCTGGTAAGTTCCGCCTCTTGTTGTGCTTGTAATTGTTGTATCTTTAACTGGTATTCCTGTTCGCTGCCTTCCTTGACCGATTCCAATTGCAGGGATATCATTTTTAAACGGTTCTCCAGTTCTTTTTTCAGCTCCTCATCGGACAACTTGCTAAGCTCCATAGATTTTTGTTGTTCCAAAGCCTTTATTTTGGCGTTGATGGCTTCACGAGCCTTGGCGGTAAGGTTCTCTTCTTGCTTTAAACTGATTTGCAAATCCTCAATCTGCCGGGAATAGTTCAATTCAATCTCTTTCCGTGCTTGTTCTCTCTTGTCTTTCACCAAGGCAAGCATAGCATCTTCTGCTGCCCTTACTGCTTCCAGTTCTGTTTGCTTTGCTTCCTTTGCTTTGTCTGCACCTTCCTGGCGGATAGAGTTTAGGGTGTTTTGCTGCTCTGTCTGACGGGTGTAACTGCTTTCTTCCAATTCACTTAATCTGTTTACTTCTTCGCTTAATTTCCTAAGGTCATCAATAGTGCTTTCCGATATACCGATTTTTCCAATAGCTTCATCTGCTGTAATTGCTCCTTTTTGCATGTCCTCAATGGTCTTAAGGGCTTCCTTTGTTACTTTAGTATATCCGAGCATATTGGCAATTCTTGCTTTCGCTAAGTCTGTTTGGATTTTTAAGTCCTCTTTTTCCATTGCTGCAGCTTTTTCCGCAGCTTTGATACGTTCCTGTGTGGATAGGGTTTGGTCATCTGCAGCTTTTTTCAGCTTCTCAATTTCAGCTCGGTTAGAGGCACGTGACATGGACAGCATGACTTCCCTCTTGTCTATCTCATTCAAGACTTCTGCCAGCTTCCACGCCTGTTTGGTTTCATTGACTATTTCATCACCGATACCAGCGAATATGGATTTGGCATCATTCCCCGCCTGTTTGAAGTTCCCGGTAAACAGATTCACTAAAGCACTTCCCAACTTGCCTGCCCGGTCTATTAAGACATTTACAGTGGCACCCAGAGCCCCCATTATTTTATTGGCTGCTTCCACGCCCTTCTGTGTTTTGGTGAACCATGATACAAGAGAAGCCAGTACAACCAAAAGAGCACCTATTCCAAGTCCTAGCATGGCGGTTCCAAGTAGTTTGACTACTCTTGTTAGTCCTGTCGTGGTTTTTGCAACAGTAATCAATTTTTGATTTACATTACTTATGTAATTTTTTACTCCGCCCAAAGAGGTCACCATTACATTTATCTGTTGCACGAACGGGATATTGGCATTGGCGGCTTCCATTATAGCTTCCTTGTAATTGCCAACATTTCGGTAATACCGCTGTGTCTCTTCTTCAGCGTCCTTCAGAGCATCAGTAACCTCATTAATTTTATCCCGTAACTTAATGCCTGTAGCCGCATTCCGTTCCGCTTCGGATAAAGCATCGTATTCAGCCGTTAGATTTGACAGTTTGGCACGGAGAGAAACAAGGCTGTTTTCTTGCGCCTTCTCCTGCTTGAGCTGATTTTGCATTGTTTTCGTTATAATACGTATCGAATCATTACAGTCGTTGATATAGGCTTTAGATGCCGCCATTTCTTCATTGTACTGCTGCCTTTTTATGTCTCCAGCCTTTAACTGTTCCTTCAGTTTCGCCTCTGCTTCTTTGGCTTTGTCGATTTTTGTCTGATACTCGGCTATAGCTTTGATAGCCTCATTATAATTCACTTTGATATCAAGTATCTTTTCTACTTTGTCTGCCATAATTAATCCAATTGAAAAAGTTTACATTCGCAAATACCTGTTTTCTCTGCTTTTATTGATATGACTGCGTAATATTTTCCATATTGGGCCAGATAAACAGGTACAGACATATCCAAGTTTCGTAATTCATGATCTCTGATTTCTACCAGCTCGGTAATAATCTTAGGTTCTCTGATATATTTCTGATAAGATTTGTAGTTGTTTTCAATAATAGTGTTCCAGTCCAGACCGTCAAAAGTTGCTGTATTGTCGTTCTTTAGGACCAGTAGTCTGGGATCTGTACTTTCGTTATATTGTAAAGCTCCGTCAGATGTATAGGAATATATCGGGATAGTTGCGATTCCACCTTTCATTTCAGACGCTGCGAAAGGCAATGTCAGCGTTTCCTGTTCATATTCCAAAGTCTTATCGTCAACGTATATGATTCCATTGTATTTGTTTTTGTCGTCATTTTTCCATTTGTATACATTCCTTTGAGAGAATCCGTCAAATTTGAAAGATATATTTTTAGGACGGTTTGCACTATATGAGGCGATAACTCTTTTGGTCCAGTTCAGAGCTTTGGTCTTATTTTCTATGATGGTATCAATAGGAACGAAGCTTACGATATTTCCATTGCCGGGAATGGCAAAAGTTCCACAAATAGATGCTATAGCTTTGATAAAGTCTATCTGTTTTATATCAGGTAGGTTTGGAACATAATAGAATCGGGAGTTTGCTTCATCAGTGTCTTTCAAATAGACAGTATCTCGCATCGTTATTTTGACATAGCTTCCTTCTTCTATTGTATAATTCCCCAATTCTGCATAAGGATCGTACAGTATAGCGCTGAGTTCCTCTGTATCTCCTGGATTAAACTCCCCATCTATAGCGAAAGAATACCTGTATTGATTTTCTTGTAATAAGGATATACTCGGATTACACCTGAATTTCAACTTGCTGGTTATGGATTCTTTGTTCCGTATATCGAAAGAAACACCATATTCACCTGAACTTTGCGGTTCCTGGCTAGTATTGACTATTATATTGATAGTTCCAATAATTCTAAGGGGTACGTTCTCTTTCTGCGGCTTGAATCCGATTACCTTGCCTGACGAATCTTTTGTTATAGCCACATAATAGTCAGATCCACTTTCCACAAATTGGAATATTTTGAGAATCCATCCTCCTGGAATATTATATGGAGATATTCCGTCATTTGTTAAAGTTGTAGTGCGAGCTTCGATTTCTTTTGGTGCGCTATTTCTTGAAAGCAATGGAATAACTAAAGTTTTCAACAGTTCGTAGTGTTGTTCTTGGAATTTAAAGGTGATATCGGCATCAGCTTCTATTTTGTTCAAAACCCACATAGCTGTAACTACAGGGTGATACCAGGCAGCCGGCTCATCATTTTTAAAGCCATAATCAATTTTAGGTATTCGGGGCGAATTGTCTCCTTTCTTCCAAATGATGTAATCTTCGTTTTCTGTCCTGCCGTACGATAAATCCTGCAATGTCTTGTTGTCATTTACAATTTCTGCAAATTTAGAAACATTGCCCCATGTCATGGCTATATCTATGGTTTCGGATATTTCTATAAGAATGACGCTGGCGTCCGGTATGATTTCAATCCCATTGCGCAAATAGCGTCCTTTGTGGTTGATACGAGCATATTGTGCTGAATGGGATGGGAGATGCGCATAATTAATCACATGACAGTTGTTGACTGTCAAAGGTAGCTTGATGGAGTATGTGTTGTTGCTTGTGATCTTGCTTACATCGCTAAAAATATTACTTCTAAAATTCAATGTGATATTGGTACTTTCATTAATATCCATTGCTTTGTTATCTATGAATAGTAGTTGTTCTGTCATAAGCTCTGCACGTTAGTTTCAGGTAATATAATGTTCGCTTCAAAGTCTTGCAGTGATACCCGCTGTTTGACGAAATTTCCCACAGACACATTTACGGCCATCCATCTGGCGTTACCGTTATCATCATAGCCCATGAACATATCAACAACAGGAGATGTGGCCATTTGGTAAAGGAAGTCATAAGTTATGCTGTCTATTAATGGAGCGCATACGGGAAGTGTCGTTTCTTCCATTTTCCTTTGCTTTCGTCCGCTACCTCCATGGTATCCGTTCTTGTAACTGTAATCCTGCATATTGTTTCTGATGAACTCTCCGTCATTGGATACCTGCGAAGTCTCGTCTCCTTGCATGAATAGCCAGTAACACCACATTCCATGGCGGTTGATCCATCTCAAGTATATTCCACAGTCTGAATTGTCAACCTTACAAGTGATCTTTGTGGCCATATTGAGCAGCCCTCGGAAGGTGAAATCAAAGGTGTGGTCAAAAACAGATGCTGCCGTATTACTTCCAGGTAGATAAAATTCCACCCTGTCTGAAGCATCTATTCCAGCAAGAATGATATTCCATGCATTCTGTCCTGATAATGCGATAGGGGAGTTTTCGGAACCATCTATAGTTACTTTTACATTCCCTGATGTTGCAGAGTATAAGCCTACAGAGAATGGGTAGTTTTTGAACCATGTCAGCACTCGGCTTCCATTATACTGCTCTCCAACCTTACTGGCTCCCCACAATATGAATACGTTGAACTGGAAGCTGTTTTCAAGTGTTCCTGATTCGTTATACATATCAAGCTCTATGCTAAACAGACGTCCTAACTTACTATCTTCGGCGTGAGTTGACTTGTAATCGACTTCTCTGTATTCGTCAAAATAGCTCTGCGTATAGAATGATAGGTCAAAGAAGCAGGAACCACCGAACGTCGCTCTGTTCTCTCTGTCTGATGTGGCTGTGGTGGTGTCCGTTACCGTTGCAGTAACAGATTGATAGTTTCCGCCAAGGATATTTATTATCACAGGATTAAAGCAGAATCCTATTTGGTCAGGATATTCAATTGTTGTATTATCTATCGTATGTGTTCTCATTGTCGAAATTCAGATTTATATGTTCAACTTCTGTTTCATATATAGCCGATACCCTGCTAGCTATATTGTCCACGGTATTTTCTAGATCACGGGAATAGATTTCCTCATGTTTTCTGTTTCGGTATAGTTCCGTTCCTTCCTTGGCTATCTTTCTAGCGACAAGGTAGGCGAAGGAATCGGGCTTCTTTACTTGTATACCCTTATCTTCCACCCATTGGCGGATAATCTTGTAAAATCCTTTCGGAACGTTCCCTGGTCCACGTCCGGTTTCTAGTACAGTGAATGCCTGCCTGCCCCACAAAACGCCTCCGTCCTCCGACATTTCTACTTTCAGACTGCCCTTTGTCCTTCCACTGGCTACTTGTCCGGCTGCTTCATGGTTGGCTATAATTTGCTTGCGTAACGCTTCCAGCTCTTCACCTATTATTCTTAGGGTTCCGGCTTTAGTTTCTGCTGCCATATACAATCTCTTTCACGCTCTTGTTGCAAATAACAGTACCCATTATCTCTTCTAACTTAAGTTGGATAACTATTCCGGTTACATTAACATCCAGCTTGTCATAGAAAACAGAATAAGGGATATCTCCTGATATTTCTTTGAACATCCCACTCCTGTTCAATAGCAATATGAATTCTTTGGCTTTATTCTTGCATCCTTCTATCACTGCATCATTTTCTGTGCCATCAAAATCGAACTTGGTTTTATCCATGAATGCCATCATACAGTTAGGGCAGTCTCTTAACTGCTGTCTGCCTAGATTAAAAGTTCCGCTTACAGGAAGGAGATTAAGCACTGCCGGCAATTTAATCTTGTCCAGTCTTATATTGGCTGTTTGCCAGTTGTCAAAAAGGTAACTTACACCCTCCATGGAGTCTACTATCTTTTTAATTTTTTGCTCTACCGTCATTTCTTCTTACTTAATATGTTTCTTAATCTACGTTCGAATCTTACTCTTTTGGCGTCCATGTCAAGACATTTATATACTCTGACCCATGGCACGCTGTCTACTTCTGCATGATCAGTGATACCCATGCGCTGCGCATAGTAATCAATCATGCCGAAAGGTCCAAAATTTAGCAATTCGGATCCTGCTTGCTTCTCTTCGGGTGTGGGTGGTACATTAGTCGACGCGAATAGTTTATTTATTCGTTCAACTTCTTTGGCCACCCATTGTACGAATCCCAGTACATCGCTAGCTGGAAGTTGGGATATATAACGTTTACTCAGCCCCATCAGTACAGTACAGGGAACGAACAATATATCGTGTTCTGTTTCGATGGATTGCAGTTGCATCAGTTCTCCCATATTTATGTCGTTTAGGGTATCTGGTGTCTTATACTGCCCTAGTTGATAAGGTTTTCTCAGTTCATCCAACTTGGTTCTAATGACCTCGGGTTCGGTGGCAATGCTGCTTATTGTCAAAAATTCTTTTACTGTCATATCTTTCCTATTTTTGCTTTTGGTCGTTTGGGTGTTGGTTTGATGCGGAATATCATTGCCATTATCAGCATATCAAGGTAATCTGTGGAATGACCTAATATTTCTTTCATTTTTTCTTTGCTGATTATTCCTTTCTTCCGTGTGTCTGCATCAATATGTGCTTGTTTGAGAACTGACAATTCTTCAATGATCCGTTCTCGCTGTGCTTCCGTGCATACGATACGAAGCAATCGATTGTTAATCATCTCAGCCAGTTTGAAGGCACACTCTGATTTCAAATTGTCAAATTCAGGATTAATAGGTCGTGCTCCTCCATGAAACTCCTTGATACCGTTCAGATAGCTTTCAAGATAGTTCCCCAATCCGTCAGAGTCCGCAATCATCTTACTACGAGGAATAGAGCATTCTATCATCATCCGCTTCAGGTCTGTTTCAATGGATTTTCCAGTACTGTATTCCTGATCCAGTTTGATAAAACACACATTCCCTTTCCAATGACCGGCGATAAATCTGTCTCGTCCCTTCATTGCAAGGTCTGCAGAACCAGTAGATTCACCTGCAGGAGCAATGAACTCATTCGTGAACAAGTCACAGATAGCGTCGTAGTTACACAGGGCAGTCGGGTCATTATCATACTCCCAATTGCCGAAATATAGGCGTTCCTTTGTTACCCGGTCTTTTGTGTTTCGAAGACTTTCGATGTAGTCTTCTGTTGCCCAAGGATTATCCTGCACCAAAGCTTGGATAAATGCATAAGGAACTTGTAATTTGTCTTCTTTCCAGGGCTTGTAGAATTCACGGTATAGCCAGTTTTTCTTCGGGTTGCAGGTGATAAGTATCTTTCCGGGTACATGGTATACATCGTTCATGTGGCGGCCGATACGGGTTTTCAAGACTTCGAAGGCAAGGTAGTGCACTTCACCAGCTTCCTCTATCCATCCTCCTGTATATTCCTTAGACCCCAATCGTTCATACATCGGATCTTTCACCGGATAATACGTCAAGTCAATATAAACGATTTCACTTCCGTTGTCGAAGGCTATCCCTTCATTTGTTGTCTTGTATGCCGTGAAGCTGTGAGAAGATGCTACCTTATTGAAGGTCACGGTAACGGACTCACGGCTATCCTTCAAATTATTTCGGCCAACAAACCAGCGAGTACCGGGAAGATAGTAGGCACATTGCATCAGCCATTCACAGCCTAGCCATGATTTACCACCACCTCCGGCACCACCATACAATAAAAATTTCGTTTTGCTGTCACGAAGAAAATTGTATGCCAATCGCTGTTTTAAGTTAACCTTTTGCTCCATATCACTTCAATTTGTCAGCTTCGGGAGTATAGGGAAGAAAGTCAAATCCGTTGAAGGGTTTGCCTTGTGTTGTATGATCCACTTCCTGTTTGTCGGACAACCCTAGCTTTCGGGCTATAATGTTTGCATTGAAAGCGCCAACACAGGCTCCTTCAAATTGTTGAGTCTCGATGGTTTCTTCCACCCGCGCGATGACGTGCAAAAAATCTTCATCATTTTTTTTCATGCATTCACTTCTGAAGCTACTCCACCAACGTGATGAAGTACCTAGATAGATACATAATCCGGTGAGAGAGTAGGGGCGCTGTGTAGGTGAAACTTCTTGTTGTGTTTGCTGTTCATTAACAGTTTCTGTTCTTTTACCTTTTTTGCGTCTAACAGGCATGGTACGTTGTATAGCCTTTCTTGTTGTCCATGGGTTTTCATCACACCATTGGAAATATTCGCACGCCGCCTCCCATAACGCTTCAGGCGTGGCGAAGAGTTTATCCCTACCATGCTTGCTGCGTAACATCCAAAACTGATTTCCTTTAGGTGCTGCCATTGTTTATAGTGTTTTAAAGATTGGTATAATTTCTTTGTCCAAATCCCATTTGCGATTATTGGGAAGAGGAAGTGTGAATTCATATTGCAACGCTTTCAGATAATCACTCTTACTTGCGCTCCTTCCGTTGGTTGATGCTACTTGAAATGACGAACCTCTTAACTCTTTTTCTGGGCTTATCTTCATTCCTTTATCGAATATGTTAAAATCCTTTCCGATGTAAGCTGTGTTTAATCTGACGATGTCAGCTGTGGAATGATAATGCTGGAAGTACCATTCACCAAAACGGAAGTTGGCTGTGAAGTTCTTTGCGTCAAGAAATACGGCTTTAGAACGATGGTCGTGTGTTTCCTTGCGTTCAGATGATTTCTGGGCGAACAGCAGCGGAATGCCAGACCAGAATATCATTCCTCCGGGCTTGCATAATGCTGATAACGAAAGTAAGACATTCTTTTCATCCTCTTCTGAGTTCACAGAGTTCAACACGCTATCGCACACAACCACATCGTACAGCCCGTAGTCCGACAAGGTCTTGCATATGGAAGCACAGTCTTGCCTGATTTCCTTTTCATCAATGATGTCCGCTCCATCTTTGCGGTGGAAGAATTCAATGGCGTCAATGAGATAGCCTTTTTTCTTCAGTATGGTTGCGTAATCCTTTTGTCCGGCACCGAAATCGAGTATGCGCATATCCTTGGTGATGTATGGTATAACCTGCGTTTCATACAACGTTGAATGGCTACGCTTGCTTGGAACCCCGTTCTTTTGCCGTAGCCGTGCCTTTTGGGCAAAAGACTGTATATAGGTCTTTCGTTCCAGATGGGAATACTCGAACACTCCATATTCCTTAGAGAAGTATTTGAGCGCGATTTCTTCTTTCCCTTCTGGAAGGACATATACAAGTAGGTCCATACCTAATAGTTTTACCGTTTTGGCATATACTGTTGAGATGATCACTTTCCCGGTATGGTCACATACGGCATTTGCAAACTGGCCGTAACGGAGAATCATTTTCGTAAGGTCAACAACACGTGAGTTGTTTCCTCCTTTGGAAAGAATGGAGATATCTTTGTTGGATACAGTATAAAATCCTTCTGTTCCTTTAGGAAGACTTACATTGATTTCTGGTTGGATTTCCGACAACTCACATTCCGCATAGTTGTGAAGTTGGTTGAACCTTACTTCATCGGTGGAGTTTACACCATCAAGAATAAAGGCTGGAACATGGGTATACCCAAGCAGCTTCATTGTCTTTGTACGTTGGTGTCCTGCCATGATACGTTTATCCGATTGACGTATGATGATCGGTTTGATAATGCCTAATTCCTTGATGGATTTTTTTAAATCTTCTTGTGCTTCATTAGTGAGCAGGCGTGGGTTATATTCTGCCGGGTTCAATATTGATATGTCTATGTATTCCATCATAAGCTAAGTAGATTATTAACAAAACCAACCATTACACCGTTCTCATCCAAATATTCAGAAGCCCGTGCTTTCAGTGCTTCCAGTTCGCTTTCACTGACTGGAATCTTATACCCCTCAAATACTAAATATTTGATATGAGCTCCGGCTTCATAGTTTGCGTTCTTGAGTACATTATGACTGTCTTCTATATCTTCTGAAAAATCTGTCGGATCAGGAAAGCTGATGCCTTCCATACCCCAATTAAGCAACTCGTTACAATCCCAGTCAAACAACTTGGTTATGTCCCATTGTCCGTTGTTAACGTTATCACGTATGATTAGCTCACGTTCCCTTTCCTCGGTCAGGTTGGGAATAAGAACGGTCGGTACTTGTTGCATACCTAGCGATATACAGGCATCATACCTTTGGTTTCCGGCTATAATGATCAATTCGCCAGTACGGTCTGACAGGATGATCGGTCGGGCTTCGAAATAATCCGGATTGTTTCGGATTGACTCTTTAAGTTTGTCTAGCTGTTCATCCGAAATAGTTCTTGGATTGTTTTCCAGTTTCTTCAGTTCCTCTAGTTTTCTGTAAATAATTTCCATAATTGCTTTTTTTGCGTTACAGAAACGAAGGTACTTAATAAGGGAGCTAAGGGGAAAAATGAGGAAAACAAAGTACTGACACGGCTTGTCAATACTTTGTTATGTGTGTTATAATTCCTTTGTTGATATCAATGCCGAATTGCTGGTAAGATAAAGAATTACAGGAAAGTATTTCACTGGTAACCTGTAAAGTCTTGCATTCTTCTTTGATGAACGTTAATATGAAAAGTGGGAAAGATAGATAATGCTTTTTGCAGATTTTTGGAACGGAGTAGAAACGTGACTTTACTTGTTTTCGTTTTCATTTTCATTGTAGCTATCCTCTGATAATCACATATTTTCCGGCGGCTATTTCACTTCTATACTCGACAGAATAGCCCTTGTCTATAAATGCTCTTATGACATTATCGTGCGCCAACTCCGAAATTTGGTGTCTGTCTTTAGCGTCACTTCCAGTATTTTTTGCCCAACAATGAGGCCAGTTATTTCCCCATCCTACGCCATAATGAAAGTAAACACATTCACCTTTCTCTTTGATTTCCGAGAGGATGAAAGATGCAAGTGCGTCTTCCTCGGATTTTCTTCTATTTGATTTTGGTATTTCTATTGTCAACATACTGATTTATTTTTAGCGTCCAACCATTTGTCCCGTCTTTCTCTACACGCCTCTAAGGTAGGCGCACAGCAAGAAAACAACTCACCGCTTTCAGTACGGTAGTCATACTGGTACATTCTCACTCTCTTTCTGCCTAACTTTGTTGTGTAGGTAGTGTAATTCTCTTTACCGGGTTGGCATACGCTGCAACCTCTTTCGTCGTTAATTGAGTTCATAATCATTTATCAATACTTACTTAGTAATTTGTAAAACATTCGCCTTTTCTCTATGTATTTAAGACCATTTCGTCTAAGACCTCGCTTTGATTTTGATACAGTCATTTGGCAACCTGCAACGCCAACGTAGATGCAATTTGAATGATGCCTTTTGGCTTCTTTGAAAGCCCACCAAATCGCTTCACGACAATATCTATAGCTATCATTTTGAACCCCCTCGTATCCTCTACTCAAAATGAAGTGGCCTATTTCATTTGCTTCTTCTTCTGAATAGCATATTGTGAATATATTATTCATCCTTTCTTTGCTTTACTTGTTCAACCAAAAACTTTTTAAAATCATTCTTGTACTGGCTGTGAATGATTTTATACTGATGGGATAGGTTAGGCAATTGTTTATAACCTTTGCTATACAAGAATTTGGCTACTAATTCAATCTTTTCACGGTTACTGAAACCTCTGTCCTTACACATGTTAGTTATACAGACATTTGCCTTGCTGGTAGGCTTCTTTTCAACTGGTGGCATGTATTCATGTCTGCCATAAGCAAGCGTTCTTGGATAGCCAACCGCTTCACCTAAATACTCACCTGTGATGCAATCAAATTCACCACTAATTAAACTATCTGCTATTTCACCCATAATAATCAATATTTAATGTTTCACATTCAATCTTTCTTCACTCGTATAAGCCACTACAAGCCCAGTTTCATCATGCTGTATGGTGATGTACTTTTCACCCCTCTCTATGGTGGTAAAGTCGTATGGTGTACATAGCTTACCCAATACTTTGCCCAATTGCTTCATCAGTGGGGCTTCGGGGCTGATAACTAAAACTAAATCCGCTTCCATAATCGTGTGTATTGTGGTAGCCCAAAGGCTACCGGATTAGAACTTATGCTATTTCTATGCTTATTATATCCAAAATATTGTCAGTAATCATGCTATTTACGCTTAATTGGGCAGACTGAATATTGTTATCAACCATCCATCTTTTCGCACGATTAACAGCGGTTTTCTTACTACTGCCGTCCGGTATCAATGCACCCAAATCATTATAATCATCATCTAACAGTTCAAAATAATATCGCTTCATAATCTTCTATATTGCGCAGGGCTTTCGCCCTGCTGATTAAACTTATGCTAATTCTATCGCTCTTGCAGGCACACAAATCATAGTCCATGTTTTGCCCTCTTTTAGGTAATCCACAGAGTATTCAACTTCAAAAGTGCAAACATTCATATCAACACCTGAAATAGTACCTTCTACCTTACCATTTTTAGTAGTTACGACTACTGAGTGACCTTTCTTAAATTCTGTTGCTTTCATATCTTATATGTTTTAATTGTTATTACTTCGTTTCTGATGATGCAAAGGTATAGTATATATACGAAATAAGCAAATGCAAATTATGTATATATACTATATTTAATACATTTTATATAGCAT